GTTGTATTAATGTTAGGTAATGATTGGATAGATATATCCATATTCTCTATCTTTTCCTTAAACTGTTCTGCCTTAACATACGTATAGATGTCTTCGCTTACCGATCCCACCGCTTTAGCCATCTCGCCGGCGAACTCAGCATACATATCCCGTACCTCATTAAAACCTGCCTTTTTGTCAGGAGCGGTATTGTTATAGGTTTTCATTCTCCTACTTACTCTACCGCAGACACCGGCAACGGACGTCCCTACCTCAGCACAGCAGGCTTCCGCATCAGCCAGGCCTGCTTTTACTGTGGCTATCTTCTCCTTACTCCACCCACTAACCTTGTCGTATGATTGTTTAAGACGGTTTAAGAACATGTCCATTCTGCGCTTCTTATCTTCTGCTATGATAGCGCGATAGTACTTTCTTACAATCTGGTTTTGTGTACTTCGCTCATATCCGTCCCAGAAGTCTTTGTGCGCTTCTTTAGCCATAACAGAAGCCAATGACCTTGCTTGTTCTTCTTTCGTCTTTTTACGATCTATGCCAAGGATTTCGCCATCTTCGGAAACAACTTCTTCTGCATTCAAGAAACGTAGGATATGAGTGTTGTCTTTTAAGAAGAAATTGAAATCGTCTTTCTTACTTACTTTTTCTTTCTCTTCTTTCTTTATATCCTTTTCTCCAAAATACCATCTGTTTGTTGCTCCTTTTTTGTACAAGGTCCAGGTATTTGCTATTTGCCAGAAAACGGCTCCATGCCTATATACCGGAATTAGCTTACCTATTGGGTAGTTATGTTCGTTTGCTTCAATGTAAGCATGAGGATTATCTACGTATGTTATAAATTGTACGTTTTCGAACCTTTTTACGAGCTTGTCTTGTATCGCCATACCGACAATCTCTTTCGCTTTTGTTAGTCCTACATTCAAGTACAAGGCAATTGTTTTATTACTTATCGTCGAATCAATTAATCCATAATACGAGTGGCTTCCGTCTACGACATCAGCCTGAGAGTTTGTCTCTCCACTGTTCAGTACAGACTCATTGTTTCTGACTAAATTAACAAACATCGCCTCTCTTATCCTGTCAAGGACCTTTTCATGGTTTGTTATTTCATTTTTCTTTATCTTAATTAAAATCCTATTCTTTGGAAGATTCACTTTTCCACATCCGAGAGTAAGTTGTACGCCATTAACACGATACCTTCTTGCAACGAACGTACTATCCGTCACACGGAACAGTTCGTTAAACATCGGATGTCCTGTCATGTTCTTGAACTTCGAATACCCGATTCCAAGTTTATGAAGAAGATCTTTCTGGTTTTTGAATCTTATTCTCGAATCCCGGCGGGAGATTTTTATCATACAGTATAAAGCATACAATTCCATGAACAGCAAATCATCTGACCACCGTTCTAAAAGCCTAAGACTTATGTTAATATTTCTACCTAATTGTAGCTTCATAATCTGTAACAAAAAAAAATTGGATGGATTTTTGGGGATATCCATCCGATTTGTGTCTTTTTGCAGATAATCTCCAAAATCCCGTTACAGATTTATATCTGTAACGTGCTACAAATATATAAATAAAATTCAAGAATCAAACAATAATACCTTATTTTCAAAATATAGCAGTACAAATATCGGGACAAATCCCGAATCCATTGTCATAAAATACGTTAATTTTAAATTTATAAATCCTTAATCCTTATCTTTGTATCAAAACGATAATCTCATGAAAGAAAGTGATAATAAAGATGTTAGTAATAGAGCTTATAGGCTTTTAGTACCTTATTCCAATACGGTAGATATGGCGAAGAAGATACTTCTGTTTTATAACGGATACTTAATGGCTTCCGGCAATGAGAAGAATGTCATAGATGCGAGGCACTTAAATCTTCTTGCCTATTATTTTGTGTTTGGATATTCGTATGAGACGAAGAAGAAGTTTTCTCATTGTTTCAGTACCGATCTTCAATATGTATCGGTTTTGGATACGGAGATGAAGAAGCGTGGTATTTTGATTGACCGTGAAGGGAATTACAGGACCAGGTGTTTGTGCCCGGATATAGAGAACATGCGCCGTCTTTTTGTATTGGAGGGTTCAAGAGATCAATGTGCGTTGGTTTCTTTATTTTACAGAAAAAAAACTTTTGAATCCGATGGCGAAGAATAATTTCCCTATATCATTTGAGTCACATATTATAGATGATGTGATGGATAAGACCGGGAGCGTTTACGACCGAAACCAAATACGTGACGTTTTTAGAGCCAGTATTTCTTATGCTAATAACTTATGTACGTACACAGATAACGTGTCTGTATCGTTCCCGTATGTAGGCGATATGGTTTGTAACCTTCATGAGATGGAGAGGCGCAAACACAATCTTGAGCGTCTTAAATCCAAGGTAGAAAAATTATCTAAGTATCAGGAAAAAGAACTTCAGTGCCTTGATATTAAGATAAGGATGATAAAGGATGCTTATGACTCAGGTGAGATAAAAGGTGGGGATATGTTGATAAAACACAACAAATTATCTATCTTTAAATCTCGTAAGGGTCATAGTTTTAGTGAAATACAAAATATTCAAGAACAGGAATTTAACAGATAAGTCATGAAAAAAATTTTGCAAGCGGAAGTTATATACGATGCTTTTATGGATACGATATTAAAAAAACTTCCAAGAAAAAAAGAAGATTATCCTGATTGGTACAAGGAACGTCTTGAAAAGTGTGAAGGATGTAAATTCAATACCAAGAACGTCCCTAACTCTATGCTTCCTCTTTCTTTGTACGTAAGCAAGAAAATAGGTAAAAATCGTTGTTCGGTATGTACGTGCTTCATCAAGCAGAAGGCCTGGAGCAAGACAGAGGAGTGTGCGCTTGGGGAGGGGCTTCCCCGTCCTTCGTGGATGGATCGTCAGTATTCTATTGATTTTTATGATGAGAAGTCAAGATGGAACAGATTAGAGCTTATTACAATGGATTCTGATGAGTTTAATGTTATTTCTACAGATGACAAGCAATATAACATTGACCTATCTAAAGACGGTAAATCATTTGAAATTATTTTCGAACCGGTAGAAAAAGGGAACAGTATAAGGTTTTCATTTGTTCTTGAGTCGAAGCATGATATGAAGATAACAGCATCAGAGACATCTTGTGGTTGTACGTCATCTAATTTGAATATCATTGACTCACGTCACTTTAAGTTCAATATAGAGATACATACAGCAGGATTTGGAATAGGAAGATTCGTAAAGCACATGACTGTTCACTATCAAAAAAATGGGTCTAAAAAAGAGGAAAAAATTCCGTTTAATTTTGAAGGTACTATAATTCAAAAAAGTTAAGTTATGGGCGGATATGGTAAAGCAAGGCATTTACAATGCGAGGATAAAAGGAAGTCCTTATTTTCTATGTTGCAGGCATCTTGTGACGATCTCCCCGATTATTCTGCCGGGGACATTCTCTATGCCGTACTTAGATCTTTTGCAAAGAAAAGAGGATTGTCTGTTTCTTTTTTAAGGACGTTGACAGACAGCGAGCTTTTTGAAGTGGCTGATTATAATTTATCAATGGAGTTGATGGACGTTATTATTCATGATAAAAAGGTTCTTGACAATGAAGAAGATTGATTTTGATTCAGATATAAAGCATCTTATTTCTTATTACAACCATCTACTGTCTGCGCAAGACAAGGTGGGGGAGGATATGGAAGAGCTAACTAAGGATATTATTAGAAAGAAGGATGAGGAAGACAACATAGAGTTAGAAGACTTTATTGATCTGGAGGAAAAGTCGTTTATGACCAACTTGTATCAACAAGAGATGCTGAAAGTATCTTCTTCTATAAAGGCAGTTTACAGGTTATCTATTAACGCCGGTCATGATCTCAATGTAGATGATGACAGTAAGAAGGTTCTTGATAGGATAGTAAATGACGGAGAATCAGATTTTATTATGTACGTTGATAATAATACTGGTTCTGTTGTATTCAAAGACGAATCTGTTGAGGAAGGAATAAAAAACATGTGCAAGTATCGTGTTGGTCCATCTTCTCTTGAAGACAGGTTTAATATGCTTAAGTCTCAGTATGAGGATTTTTTAAAAATAGTGAATAATGAAGGTAAGAAAGCCGACTAACGATGATGTCTCTTACGTAGATCGAAAACTTCTTGTGCTAAGGGATCAGATAGATAAAGCTGAACGTTATCTATCTGAAAACCCTTGGGATAAAATAGAAGATTCTGATAAGAGGGAGAAAGAATTTAGGTTTCAAAAAAGCTTGTCTGATAGCTTAATGCAATGGACTGAATCTTATATTAAGATGTGTGGGATAATGGATGTCTATAATCAGCTTGAGGCTGCCAAAAACAAGAAAAGTCTAAAAGGAGGACAAACAGTATCAGGTATTCAGTCTTTTGTCAAGAATGAAGCTAAGAACAAGCTCGATAAATAGTTTTGTCATGAATTTTAACAGTAAAGAACTTTATATAAATATGGGTAACGATATCCCGTTATGGAATGACCTGTATTCTTATGAAGAGCAAGACGATGATGTCAAGCAATTCTGGGAGAATGAGGCTATGAAACTCCTTAACGGTGTTACTATAAATGGGGTATTTATACATCCTTGGCTATATTGGCATATCAATTTCTGGAAGATGATGATTGACGTAGGAGATGATCGTATTCCTGGAAATTCTCAGCTTCGTGATAATGAATGGATGTTTGCCGAATTTCTAAAGCAGGCTGAAGAAGAGAATAAAGGAATATTCATGTTCGGGTGCCGTCGTTTTGGGAAAGCCCTTCTTGATTCTGAGATACTTTATCTTGAGGACCGGGAAAAGATGATAGGAAATATTGTTGTAGGGGATAAGATATATGACGATAAAGGTAATTTGGTAGAGGTCGTAGGTGTCTACCCTCAAGGGAAAGTAACCACCTACAGAGTCGTATTCGAAGACGGTCGTAACGTTATTTGTTGCGGAAATCACCAATGGCGTGTCAATCATGGCGGAAAATGGCATGTTAGGAGTCTTAGATCCATAGCCGGATTAGATTATAAGAGTATGTCTATTCCAGTAGGTGAGGCCCTGAACTACCCTACGGCAAAGCTGCCGGTTCCGCCGTCAGCCTACGCCTCGATGCTAGCGGCTTATCTCGGTGGCTATGGAGGGGATATGTTTTTTGATAAATACGTTTGTAAGAAGTTTTTAAGATCGTCCATAGATCAAAAGAAAGATTTTATAGAAAACTTCATTCGTTCTTTCAGAAACGTAGTAACCGGAGAAGAAGAGCTTACGTTGTCTCATATTGACATGGATGTCATAAATTTTGTACAACGTATGTTTTGGGCTTCATGTTGGTATGCTAAATTGGAGGGGAATAAACTTATACTATCAAGGAATCGTAAGGAATTAAAAATAAGATCCATATCGATATACGGAAAGGAGCATGCCACTTGTATAACCGTTGATAATGATTCTCATTTATTTTTGACCACCAATTACATCGTTACTCATAATACGGCCATAATGAGTTCTCTTCTGGCTCGTAATGCTACAATGACGTACAATTTGACGCATAATGTTATTGGAGCAAGTAAAGAAGACCTTGCCAATATGGGAGAGTATCTTGAGTTTGGACTTGATAATCTTCCTCCTTATCTTACTATAAACAGGACTGGTAACGACTGGACTAAAGAAGTTTTTTTAGGTACAAGAAACATCAATAATCAACGTGATGTTCATGCCAGAATAAGAATCACCAACGTTGATGATGGAAAGACACGAGGCTCATTGAAGACCGCAGGCGGAACTCCATATACGTCTATATATGATGAGGTAGGTAAATTCCCGGTGCTTGGGGCATGGCTTGCCGGTAGGCCAGCTCATATGATGCATGGTAGAATGAGGGGCGTTTGTTTGATGTCGGGAACTGGCGGTAATGTAGAAAAGTCTCAAGATGCCCAGAAAATCATGAACTCTCCGGACGAATATGGATTCATTATAATGAATTATGATATTCTAAATAAGAGAGTTATTAAACCAACATGGCGTATATGTAAATCTGGATGCTTTGTTCCGGCCCAGATGTCTCATGCTTATGAAAAGAAAGAAACGACTCTTGATAAGTATCTTGGAGTAGAGAATGCTCCCGGTCTTAAGAAGATAAAAATAAAAGTTTCAGACTTTGATAAAAATACTGGAATAATAAAATCACGTCTTGACGAACTTGTCAAAAAGGATAGAGCTTTATACGTCCAGGAACGAATGGCATTCCCTTTGTCTATAGATGATTGTTTCCTTAATACGAACGTAAATAGGTTCCCTGTAGAAGATGCGTTGAAGCACAAAAGCCGTCTTCTTGAAGAAGGTAGGCCTGGTAAAACAGTGGATATTTATCAGATAGACGGCATGAAAATGGGGTATAATTTTAGTGATAAGCAGCTTGCTGATTATCCGTTTCAAGGTGGTAACATAGATTCTCCTGTTGTTATATATGAGGAGCCACCAGAAGAAGGAGGTGTTTTTGATTACACTTATGTCTCATCGCTTGACCCCTATAAATCTGACAAGGCTGATACTGATTCTGTTGGTTCGTTTTATGTACTTAAAAGATATGTAAAAATCAACGATCCATTTGCTTATTGCATAGTAGCATCATACGCATCACGTCCTCCATCTTCCGATGATTTTTGTAGGAATTGTGAAATACTTCAAGAAGCGTATGGGGCCAAGTGTCTTATGGAGAATGCCGACCGAATGTATGAATTTTATCTTGCGAGACGAAATAAGCAGCTTATGTTGCTGGAAGATGGCGAACGTCTTGCCGGTAAGATTATCCGTGCCGGAGCCCGTCAGAACAATAAGCTCGGTTTGTCTCCTACGGTTCCCAATCAGCGTATGCTTTTCAATACCGTTATTCAATATTGTTGGGAGGATGTTGTTGTTGGGTATGATGATGATGGTAATGAAATAACACAGAAAGGTATTTACCGTATCCCTGATATAGAACTTCTTGATGAGATCATAGCCTTCGGCCCCGGGACCAACACCGACCGTATCATAGCCTTCGGCCACGCTCTTCTTCTGGCTAAGTATTATGATGATATGGGTTACATGCCTGAAAGTACGACTCAGAAGGAGAATCAAAAGAAGAGAGAGCGCAAGAAGATAGAACAGGTCAAAGGATTTACGGTAAGAAAACATAACCCTTATAAAATGAGGTGACGAGAACAAATTCCTTATCTTTGTGAAAAATAGGATAATAGGATGGAATATTTCAATAGAGATCAGGCTTTTCCGGCCAGAGGAGTATTTTCAGGTTTGCCGGTACAGGCGATACCTACCAAGAGAAAAACCAAGGAGTGGTTTAAAGCCACTATGGATTCTCTTGAATTGATTGGCTTAAAGCAGCTTGATGAGAACCAAAAGTTCAAGGATTTTTATAGAATGATGGAAGGTAAGTTATCCTTTATGGAGCTGAAAGACGTAATTCCTTATCTTAAGGATGTTCAGTCTATAAGGGACAATGTAAATATTCCATCATTCTTACGTCATTATGATATAATAGGTACGATCGTAAACGCTTTTGTAGGATGGTTGGGCAACCTTTCTGACAAGTATAATGTAGTTGGATTGGACGAATCTGAAGTGAATCAGTATTCTGCCACGAAGGAGAATCTCCTTCATAATTACATTAAAGAGGAATTGGACAGAAGGGTTAGGCAAGAATTGTTAAATAGGGGATTGGATCCGGATTATAATAATTTTGCAAGCGAAGAAGAAAAGCAGGCTTATGCTCAACAGATACAAGAGGTGAAAGCATCTATGACCCCTCCTGAGATAGAGAATTTCATGAATACAAAATGGAAGACTGCCGAGGTTATATGGGGTTCTCATACGCTTGAAGCAGACAGGGGGCGTTTTTACATGGATGAGATAGACACCGAGAATTTCATCGACTATCTTCTTACCGGTCGTTGTTTTAGAAACTATCATGTAGGATACGACTATTATAAGCCGGAGAGATGGTCTCCGTTGAATACGTTTTATTCTAAGACATTAGATAGCAAGTATCCGCAGTACGGTGATTATATTGGTCGTGTTCATTATTATACTGCCAATGATATTATAGTAAGGTGGGGGCATCTTCTTACGGCAAAAGACAAGCAAAAGCTTATAGGAGGTGCTGATAATTTCAATGGTACTTATAACAATGGTGATAATGGAAGCTATGTAAGTTTATCCAAATCGGCGAGTGTAGGGATGTTATATCAGAATAAGGTAATACCTTGGAAAGGATATAATGATTATGCTTCTATAAAAGCTTATGAGGATTATTACGGTATTCCAGCCGGCACATATACCGGATACGATAGTAATGGCAACGAATATCACAGAACCAGATTCATGCCAAATTTAGAGCATGGTAATTATTATAACCGTGCCCAGAGTTTAAGCGACGAGCATGTTCGTAGTGATTTGTATCAGGTAACTGAATCATATTGGGTATCCCCGGCTCAGGTGTATGTAATTACCTACCAAACTGAAACCGGATTAGTAACTACCGAAATGGTAACCGACGAGCTTCTTCAGGACTTTTTACAGGAAAATGGTATTAAGAAAATTACCAGAACCATGAGTAAGGGAATGGAGAACCCGGAGATTAATACCTATTTCGTAGATTACGTTCCACAGGTAAGGTACGGGGTTAAAATAAGTGGAGGTGCCCTCGCTCAGGACAACCTGTATCTGGATGGAGAACCTATCGATCACCAGATAAAAGGGGATAGCAACATCTATGACTTTGTTTTACCTGTTGCCGGATATATCGGTACTTCTATGGCTAACAGGATTCAGCCATATCAAATATTCTATAATTTCTCCATAAACCAGATAAACAATATTCTTGAAAAGGAGATCGGTAAATTCTTCTTAGGAGATATAAATCTGGTTCCGAGTGAATACAAGGATTTGGGTGAAGATGTGGCTGATATATGGGCAAACCTTCTTGATGTAGCTAAGTCTGTAGGTGCTCTTACATTAGATACCTCATCTCAAAACACGAAAGGTGGTGTCCCTTTCAACCAGTTTGCTGTCTATGATTTGTCCCAGACAGAGCAACTTAAAACAAGAATGGAACTTGCTGAATGGTCGAGGATGAAATGTTTTGAAATGGTTGGTATCACGCCTCAAGTAATTAACGGCCCCAACAGGTATGAGACCGCCACCGGGGTCCAGCAGGGCGTTACAGCATCTATGTTACAAACACAGATATACTTTGATAACTTCGGTTACTTCAAGAAACGCGCTTTGGATCTTCATCTGGCTGTTGCTCAACAATGTCAGGAAGAAGGAAAGGATATTTCTGTAATGTACACAAAAAGTGATCTTACCAGAGCGTTTTTATCTATAGGAACCGACGGTCTTAGTCTAAGGCATCTTGGTGTTCAGGCATTATCTAATTCCAAGAAAAGGGATGAGCTTGAGAAATTTAAAACTTTCATGTTGCAGCTAAATACAGCCGGAGGCGATATTTACGATCTTGCATCTATCTTCACATCAGATTCTATGGTGGAACTTATACAGAATGCAAGGAATACTCGCGCATACAACGAGCGTCAGATGCAGCAGCAACAACAGAATCAGATGCAGCTTAACCAGCAACAGATACAAGCTGAAGCTGCTGAGAAGGATAAGCAACGTCAGCATGAACTTGCTTTGGAAGACAAGAAAGGTCAATACAGGATACTTCAAGAGAAGATTCAGGCGGCAGGCAGGGCGGCAGACGCCAAGAGCGACGCCACCTCCCTCAACTTCCTGGCTTCTGTTTCAGATCAGACCGTAAGGCAAGCTGATATAGAAAGCAATGAAAGGATAGAGGATAAGAAAATTGAAAACGATTCCAAACTTCATGATGATGAAATGAGAATGAAAATGGAAGAGTTAAAATTAAAATCCAAAGAGCTTGCTCAACGAGCGAGGGAAGATGCCACCAAAAGGTATGTAGCCGGAATCAATAAGAATTAAGGATTAAACATCCCCAAATTTCATTAGAAAATCTCTAATAAAATTTGGGGATGTTTAATTTTTAGTGAAGATTAAACACTTATAAGTTTTTTGTCTGAAATATAGGTATTTAAATATTTTTGCAGTATGGGAAAATTAGAAAAAAATGGAATAGTAGAATTGGACGATATTTTTAGTATCGGTCCAGTTGATGATGTTTATAATAGGGAAGAAGATATTCTGCCTATTAATGGTAATGAACCGGCTAAAAAAGATGAGAAGCCTGTAGAAGAAGGTTCTCAAATTAAAGAAGATCCGGTTGTCGATCCTACTCCTGATCCTAAAGAGGATAAAAAAGGAGAAGAGAATGTGGTTGACGTTAAACAGGATCCGGTAGAGACCCCGGTTATCAATTACAGAAAAGTATTGGATGCCCTTTCTTCAAGGGGAATCATTCCCGATTTGAAAGATGTGGTGTTTAGCGGTGAAAACGGTGAAGAGATTACTATCAATGATCTTGATTTTAGTAAAGAAGATTCGTTGTGTGATATACTATCTACAGTCCTTGAAAGCCAGAAAGAGGACATTGTTAAGGATAAGATAGATGTTACCTCTGTTTCTGATATTACTAAGAAGCTTATCCAGGCTGATAAGGCCGGCGCGAATATCGTTGATATTCTTAAGCAATATGATACGAATGTCGCTCCGATAGAAAAGCTTGACATTGAAAACAAAGCAGATCAGATAAAGATCGTTCGCCATTATGTTGATCTTCTTGGGTTGCCCAAAGATGAAGCTGATGAGTTTTTCAAAGGCATTATCAATAAAGGAGAAGAGTATGTTGAAGCAAAGGCTATAAAGTACAAGGCTGAGCTTGATAAGAGAATGGATGATATTATCCAGCAACGTACTAAAGAGGCTGCCGAAAAGAAGGCGAAGGATGCAGAAGATTTTAGAAGGTATAAGAAAGACCTTAAGTCTTCTATCCAGGCAAAGTATCAGCTAAATGACACTATGGTATCTAAAGCTCTTGATTTTGCCCTAAAACCTTCTGAATCGAATCCCGGAATTACCAAAGCATTTAATAGGGTAAGGGAGATGATGATGAATCCGGAAGAAGCGCCAGATTTGATTATGTTTCTTATGAACCCAGGAGAGTTCATAAAACAGAAGTCGAATCAAGCTGTAGTTGATGAGAAAAAGAAAATTTATAAGCTCATCAGCCATACAAATAAAGACAAGAGGGTGGCTCCGGTAGATGATAAAGGTGATCAAGTTCAAGGTGTGAAGTTCGATGAAATCAGTATAGATTAAAAATTAAAACATTTTTTCGTTCATGGCTAATGTACTTTTAACAAAAAATTTCCCGGCCACCATGAATGGTGACACGGTGATTGGATATACCGACGCTAAAGTCGTTAAGCAAAGTATCGTAGAACACGATCTTAGCTCTTTAGAAGATTGGTACTACGAAGATCCGGATAAGAACCATCTGGGTATGCTTGAGTTGTTTTCTAACATTACAAACTATCCTCTTCCTATGTATATGGGTATGATCAAACAGGATGCTACTATTACCGTAAATGGTATCAATGGTTCATTCCGTTATGATCTTCCGGTATCAGAGACGTATGAGGTGGTTACAGTAGAAGACACGTCTTTGAAATATGCAAAACCCGGTATTGATGAAAGCTTCTTCGAAATTGTGTTGAATGCACAATTTAAACAAGGAGATGTTATTACTTACGATGTGATTAACGGTTGCCAGGCTCTTATCTCTACAGAGCGTCCTCCTAAACAAGAAGGTGAAAACTGGAGATACTGGTGTAAGCTGTGGGGTCGTTCTCGTGCTAAATACTTCCCGAAAGACATGCTTCGCGCCGGCATTAAATACTGGAAGGTAACAAACGTTCTTGGTGAGTTCTCTACTCAGTTCTCTGGTGTAGGAGGTGCTTCTAAGGCCGGTTCTATGACTTGTGAATTTACGCTTGGTGGACACCGTGGTGTTGAAGGTGAAACGACTATGTACGCTGGTATTAAGTCTTTGGCTTATGCTGACGAACGTACACAGAATTTCATCGACAAGGCTTACCAGAAAGTTCGTCAGCTTTCTGAAATCAGAGGAGGTGATGCAAGTTATGCTATCATCGGTTCTCGTCTTGGTGACGGAAGCATTGATATGCGTACAGCACGTGTAGCCAATACAGTGTCTTTGTTCTGCTTGGCTGAGTTGGCTAAGATGGAAGCATACGAACTTATGTTCATGCGTGGAGGTAGAGTCAAGGGTCATAATGGTGTTTTGATGAAAAACGAAGGTTTGTATCATCAACTTCGCCGTGGTTTCGTTATCTCATATGCACGTCCGGGCGGTATCAAGCGTGAACATTTCCTGGCTGCTGCCGACTATATTTTCCGTGGTCGTAGCGATATGCCGATTGAAAATCGTGTAATGAAATTCAAGGTAGGTGCTATGGCTTATAAGAACATCGTTGAAATCTTCCGTGATGAGTTCTTCTCTCAATTAGGTGCTTTGGCTCCGCTTATGGGTACAGAACGTATCATCAATAACCCGGTAACAGGATCAAACGATGCTCTTGAATTAGGAACTGTAAAGATCAAGGGTGTTACTATTCCGGGTATTGGTAAGGTTATTGTAGAACACGAACCTTCTTTGGATTACGTTGATATGGTAGATAGAAGCCAGTTGGTAGACGGCATGACTCCTATCACATCATATTCATGTATTATGGAAGACTTGACCGCTCCTGAATATTCCAATGCATTCGCCGGCATCCCTGCTTCAGCCGAAGCTCGTATTGGTAATATCAACAGCAACGTATTCTACGTTAAGCCTGATATCGGTTCTATGTGGTGGGGTTACGAACAAGGTAGATGGTCATCCAGAGTATCGGCTCAAGAAATTGTATCCAGCCATCCTCGTATGTCAGAACAATTCTGGTGCCATTCTGTATCGGCTTGTTGGGTAAAAGATACCAGCCGGTTCGTAACAATTGAATTGTTACCAAGCTCTTTGTAATCATAACTTTTAATATTAACTTGCGGTCGGCTTTAAAACCGGCCGCAAATTTTGTTTTCATAGGATATATAAAAAGATGGGAAAAAAGATTTTTGAAGAAAGCCATGAGTCTAAGAAACTGCTGGCTACCGTAGGAGGAATGAAGATATATTCCGACTCTATTTATGTTATAACAGGTAAGATGGATGAAGAAGCTCCTTCCGGATATCAGGAAAGAGGCATTTCCAAGACTCCTTTCCCTGGGAACAAGACAGTATCTTGTTGTGGATGGGATAAGGATCTTAGGGTGTATGATACCGGTTTCTTCATCAATTCAGCATGTTATAAAGGTTACTCACTTGAAGACAAGAAGAATGAAATGGATATGCGTATTAATAATATTCGGTATCCGTTTGAAGAAACTGTCAATGAGGACCTGGACCAAAAGAATTTCGATTTCTGGGATTCTTACAGAATTGACTTGTATGATGGTCGTTTGTTCTACACTAATGACGTTCGTGATTTATTTGAGTTGTATATAGCTATTTTGTCCAAGTCTCTTACTCCTAAAGAGGAAGATGGTAATCCGATGTATGTCGAATCTTATTATTGTGTAGAAGACAAGACTACGGCCGTAGATATCAGGAAACAACGTCAGATTGACAAGGCTGATATTTTATACGAGTTCATGAACAAATTGAAAGGATCTGAGGCTGAAAGGAAAAGCATCTACGATCTGCTTTTGTATCTTGACATCATATACAGCGTAGAGCTTGATCAGAGCATGGTTCAATACATATTCACTAATTGGATTGACGCCAAGAATACGAACGTTGATATGTATAAAGAAGCAAGCTCAAGGTTCTTGTCTGATGATGAATCTTCTGAGGGAATGCAGGTGATTAAATTCCATCGTATGATCAGGGAAATGATCGAGGGCCTGGCTGTCACCGTCAACACCGACGGACTGTATCTGAATGGAGAGCTCCTGGGCGCCGACGCTATCTCTGCGTCTATGGCTCTTGCTTCCAATAAGTCGATGTTAGAAACTAAGTCACGTGTCCTGGAAGCGTATAATGCTTTAAAGAACAAGCATAAAAAAATAGAAGGCACTAAGTCTGACAAGAAGAAAAAGAAAGATGAGAAAGATTTCGATGTTGATCAATACGCTGACAAAAAATAATAATTTATGAGAATCGTTGATTGTTATCTCCGGGCCTTACAGAAGGCTGAAGAAAACATGACCAACGGTGGTATAAAACTTGACAAGGCACGTTTTGTTCAGCTTTTTAATGACGAACAAAACCGCCTTGTTCGTTATATCCTTGATAAGAAAAATGAAGAGGATATACGTTATATCCAAAAGCTGGTTGTGTATTCGAAAGAACTTAATGAGAGAGGAGATAAAGATAATCCGGAAAGCACTTTGTTTTCATTGCCTTCTGATTTCTTTTCTTTTTCAAACATATCAGGCGTATTTACCAAAGGTGAATGCACGGTCACTGATTTTACCATGTGGGAGGCTAAGAACGAAAACCCGCATGAACTTATTGCCGACTCTTTTAACAAACCTGATTTTGATTTTAGGGAAACATTCTATACAATAGGCGAAGATTCGGTAAGGGTGTATAAGTCTGGTTTTGATGTAGACACCGTTCACCTTACGTATTACCGCTATCCGAAGGAAGTTGACATCGAAGGATATGTTAAATCCGATGGTTCTAATTCAACCGATATAGATCCTGAATTAGATGATAAATTAATTGGTATTATCCTTAACATGATTGAAAAACAATTTGCTTTGAATGAAAGCGAATACGGACGTTATCAAATAGATTCAAACAACGTCCAATCTCCTTTGTAGCAGAAGAAAGGCATATCCTAAATTAAAGATTATCAAAAAGCATTAAGAATTAATTAATTCATAATGCTTTTTGTTGCTTATATGACTATCACTATTTTTGAGACAGATAACAGAATATTAATTTTTAAAATATTATAAGGCTATGGCTATCCATAAACCGTATGACAGACACATTATCTGTCCTCCGCACGCTAAGTTGGCGGACGTAGATTCTTTGTTGCTTCAAGAAGGTCAGATCGCTATCTATGATTTGGATGGTGAGCAGACTGAAGATGGTTTGAAAGCGTTGAAAGACTTGAAAGGATATCGTAAGGACGAACAACGTTTCCAGATCAGAATCGGACGTAATGAGATGGTTAACGACCGTGTATCTGATGATAAATCATTCTCTACACCCACGTTTGCTATTGATGAAATTATAGAAGTGTATGCTTCTGCTCCGAAGAGCAAAGAAATTAAAGTAGATGAGGTTATTTTCGGTTATAACGGAATTGACGACAGTACCGCTATTACAGCAAGAAAAGGCGATCGTATCCCTATCCATATTAAGCTGACAGGACGTTTGTTCGAGCTTCGTGGTTATCCGATGGGTGAGGTGAATATTGATGATTACATCATTTTCGAAAACTGTCCGGGTCGTGAGGATATGTGTTCAGAATGTGATCCTTGCGAAGATGTTGATATTTTGGCTGCTATCTTGAAAACAATCGAACGTATCAAGAATCAGCCGATTGCAGGTGGTGGCAAGGTAGGTGATTTTGTAGAAATCCATCCTATCCATTCTTGTGACGAGTTGGAAAAAACTCCGGTGGAAACCGACATGAATTTCTATTGCATGGAAATGTGTGATACCGGTGATGCTTATGCCTTGGCTCAGCTTAAGGCTGCTTATCCTGGTTTGGATATTAAGAGAGTTGGACGTCATCTTTCTACTTCCAAATATCAGGTGATGAAAGAAGGTGGTAAGCCTGCTGATTATACTCAAAAGCTGTCTTCTATAATGAAAGGCTGCGAAGAGTGTCCTGATGGATATACTAAGGTAGATGGCGGTTTGATTTATGCTGTAACATTGGAAGATGACGGTGTAGACCAATCTACTACTGTAGAAAGTCTGAAAAACGCTGTTGCCAGCACAGCTAAGAAAACGGCTGCACAGGATGGTGGTGTAGGAATGTACACTGTAGCTGTAAGCAATAAACTTACTAAGGCTGACATCGATACTTTTGTGGAATCCAACCCGACTGCAACAGTAACGTTCGTGGCTAAGACTGCTGACATGTGTAACAATCCTACTGTTACTACCGTTAGCTGGGAAGCGTGTGGTTCTTGTAAGATTTCGAAAGAAGCTTATGAAATTACGTTGCCGGATGATGAATGTGGTGGTAGTGCAAAAGCAGAATTACAGGCAGCATTCCCGTATCTGACAATCGAAGATTATGGTACACCTGGTGGATGTCAGCACAAGTTTAAAACCGTTGTAGTTACTAACATGGTTTGCGACGAATGCGATAAAATCTTCAAAGACTTCTTTGTGTCGAAAGCGCCCGAATCTTATCGTGGACGTAATTGGAAACGTTTGGGTGCTGTAGCAGGAGATCAGTCTATTATCGCAGACCCGCTTCCTAAGAACTGCAAATGCGGTATTTTGTTCCGTGGTATTGACTACATGATTTCTCCGTCTGACTGTTTGATTGACCGTCTGACATTCCAAGAAGGATCTGTTCGTATTGCTGTAAATGGTGGTTATCCGGATGAACAGCGCGAGGCTATCAGCACGTACTTCAACCCGATCCATAACGAATACAAACAGCACTGGGCTCCGCGTACTCACCTTGGCGCTGAATTGCTGGATAAAGAACGCGAACAACGTATGTTCTTCGACTTCCGTAAGACTCACCAAGAACTTATGGAACGGATGTTTACCAACGAAGAAACCCGCTTAGACCTGTTGGCTCCGTATGCTGATTATTCAGTAACGTTGAAGCCGGCACGTTACTCTAACGGCTTCGGTAGGGTAATTGATGATCATATTACAGTACACTTCCATGTACCGTATGGCGCTCACGAAGGTATTCAAGACCTTATGGACTTGTTAGCTGCTTCGGCAAATATCAAGCCCTGCAAGATTTGATTTTCCTTTTTTCTATATATCCCAAGGGGGAGGAGGCTGGTCCTCCACCCCCTTTTTTGTAATAAAACAATTTGAAATAAGTTAGTTTCATATGAACGGCGTGGATTCTTTAGTCGGTGCCTTAGGTAGGGGCATTGATAAAATAACCAACATAGTTGGAAAATGGGGTTCCTCCCAACCGGTAGATGACAGCAAATCCGGTATAAAAATAGGGGACAAAATCTACCAAGTGGTTGTGTCCTTAAATGGCTGTTATTGGTATCTTGACGAAGAAGGTAAGAAGCATCCTGTTTCTGGTATTCCGGCCACAACCGAATGGGAGTGGATTAACATAGCTGAGAAAGTTATCAAAGATTTCAAAACCTGTTACCGTACACCTGGTGGAAAGGTTGAAGTATGGAGTTGGTATCTTCTTAACGATCAGATGGATGTTCTTAAAGAAACCCATAGAATTACCGACAGTACCGACATGGATAATCCGGTAGGTAAAGTTCTTACTAAAATACCGGACGAATGGGTTATGATCGACTGCGATCTTCCTGATATGACAGAACGCGACATTACGTTCGTCAACAGATGTTATAAGACTCCGGATGGTAAGGTTGAAATAGAAGGATTGGAAGCCATAGATGATAAGATAAATATCAGGGAGTCTATTTATACCGTTATTCAGTCGACTGACGATAATTTTCCTGCCGGCCATGTTTTCAGGCTAATTCCAGAAAATTGGGTTAGAATGGTTTGTGACTTTCCTGACATGACAGAGCGAGACGTAACTTACGTTCTTGAATGTTACACTACTAAAAAGGGGAAAGTGCAAGTAGAAGGTTTGGTGGCCATAGATAACATTCTTGGAGCCAGGGAAAAGGTTTATACCGTCCTTCAGTCTACCGATCCTGATATTAAGGTAGGGGCCGTGCTGGATTCCATTCCCGAAGATTGGGTGAGGATGGTCTGTGATTTTCCTGACATGACGGACCGGGAAATTGTTGAAGTAGACGAATGCTACAAGACAGATGGTGGTAAGGTCAATATAAAAGGTTATCAAGCTATTGATGGCGTTCTTGGTGTAAGGGAACAGTATTATTATATTGTTAAGACAACGGACGCCGCTTATCCTCAGTGGACGAGAATAGATAAGATACCTAACGAATGGACGAAAACCGAATGCGATTTTCCTGATCTTACGGAAAGACATATTATGTCCGTAGATGAATGTTACACTACTCCTGGTGGCAAAATACATCTTGGTGGATACAGGTCGGTAGATAGCATAATAGGAGTCCGGGATGAGTATCTTATTGTTTTAGAAACGACCGACCCTGATATACAAAGAGGCGCCACATTCAGCAAAATACAAGAAGGATGGCAGCGTATTGTCTGTGATTTCCCTGATGCTACTACATCCGACACGGAAATAGTAGAAAACTGTTATAAGACGGAAAAGGGCAAGGTTCAGATCCGGACATACATGACAATGGACGGATACGGAAATACAAGGGAATTGAGACATATGGTTCTTAAAACAACCGACCCTGATTACAATATCGGATCCAATATCGATCAGATACCGGTAGGGTGGTTAAGTATCGAGTGTGATTTTGCGTCTGCTACACAGCGCCATATAAGACAGGTCAAAAACTGCTACGTTTCTGATGCAGGGAGCATCTACGTTGAGGGAGAAATCGTTTACGACAATGACCTTGACGTGGACAAGATGGAGCTGACGGTCATGGAAAGCACTGACACGGCGATAGCCGTAGGGACGGAGCTGGAGGCTATTCCCTCTGGCTACGTGAGAACAGTTTGTAGATGTAATTGTTGCAACCACTAAATCTTATTGTCATGAGCTGTAACGAATATTTTTTAGTAACACTGGAGTCTAAACCGACTCCAGTCCGTCATAAATACACGAATTTAACAGACGAATGGTATGGTCCTGATGGTGTTAAGTACGAAGATCCTGATACGATAGCCAAAATAGAAGAACAAGCTACAGATAAGAATCGTATAGGGGATAACACCTTATATCAGAAACTTATTGAAATACATTCTCAAGGAGAGTCAATAAAATCAGACATCGGAGACATAGGTCAGGTATTAGATTACATAAATGGGGAGGAAGTGTAATGGGAACCATATCAGATAAGTTAATGAGGGTCATAAATACCAAGGAGGATATAAGGAAAGCCCTTATATCCAAAGGGTATGATGTACCTACTTCCATACCCTTTAAAGAGTATGCGAAAATGATATCCGATTTACCTTGTAAAGTAGATGATTTTCCTAAACTTCCGGGCGATGTCACTCGTTGGCATTTCGGCGGCCTGACCAACGATATGATGGCAGCTATGGACGATCCGAGGATCGAGGATGCGGACCATAAAGGTCGGTTCTTATCCTTCAAGAATTTCGCTTGGAAGGGGATGTCCGGGGTAGGTGGATATACCGAGAACTATGATAGCAATAGATGGTATAAGGTAGCATCAAGAATTGATACTACTTGGACTTATAAGTCTTTTAATGTAAAATCAATAAAGGACAACAATTCAGCTCAATTATTTTATCAATCACTATCAAGTAATACTGGATTTAGGGTTTTATCATGTACTATCAAAGTTTCTGGTTTAACAGACGGACAAGGAATTGAATATGTTTCGAATGGGACACGACCAACTGTTATAATGAGAATTGAAAATGATGGTATATATCATCTACCAAGTTTTGATTTTGGAGCTAAAAATGCTTATTACGGATTCAAGTTCTTAAAATTACAGGAATCTTGCAATATCACCATCGAACAACTACCTCTCTACCCCGGTGCACTCGTCTTTGACGGAGTAGACGATTACGTTACCTGTGATAACTTCCCTGTTCTGACTAAGGAAAAGGGATATACGGTTGTAGCGTTGAGACAGTGGATTACAAGGGGTGAAATAGCCCAAGGATTAGTATCTAATGTAAAGAATTGGCTCAAGGATGGTGCCTTCTTGTTAGAATATAGAAATATACAATCCGATCATCTTAATAAGCCTATATCTTTTGGAGCAATAGGGAGTGAAATGGATTTACCACACATCCTTACTTATCAGACATCTAAAAGTTATAATGGTGTTTCGATTACAACTGGTAATTTTGAGGGAACAGATGTGCTACATGTTGGGAAATTAGCTCCAACTAATGTAGAAACTTGTATTAACGCTGCTATCTGGGAACTTGTATTTCTCGATCACGATGCCACCGAAGAAGAACTGACCAAGATCAAAGACTACTTCGTCAAAACCTATCCTTGGTTATTCTTTGATCAAGCATGGACAGTGGTAGGCAAAACCAACGAGGACGAAGATCGTGCTACTATTGCCAACATTACGGGCAATGGTAATGATCTTGTACTGTCGAACTTTGGGTTTTCAGAAGGGAGTGGGTATGGGTTGTATGCTCAAAATTACATTTCATACGCCATTACTAACAGAGCTGTTTATACAAAAACCAATTCATCGATTCACGTTACAAAGTCTATAACAGCAGGGGTTAATTTCACAGAATCTGCGAGAGATGTAACCATTCCATCGTACAGAATAAAAGTTACTGGTATACAGTCTGGTCAAGAGATGATTTATAGAGGGAGTAATAATACTTTTTTAACGAATATTCCATCAGACGGAATTTATGTTCTTCCTGCTGTAGAAAATGGATCTAATTTAGGATTTCAATTTGTTTCGTATACGGGTGATTGTGATATCACCATAGAGCAAATCCCCGAATACGAAGGATACCTCATTACTGATGGGGTGGATGATAAGATAGTTTCGTCAGCTTTTGAAATGGGTAAGGATTTTACGATTGTTGGGGATTGGAAGTTTATTGGTAATAAAAAGAGTGGTACTGGTTTAGTAAAAGGGTCTAGTTTTTATATCTACAACACAATGATTGGACTTGATCTTTATATTAATTCAGGATCAGTAAAAAATGGTCTTGACGGAATTAAAAGTATTAATGCTGCATGTTCAGATGGTAGGGCCTATGATCGTAATTGGAATGAAATACTAGCAAATACAGGTAATGTAGTTGGTTCTGGTGGTATGTTGGAGGTATCGAGTAGTGGTGGTAGGTTTGATCGAATAGCTTTTAAGAACCTTGCAATTTATCCAAGAATCCTCTCCAAAGACGACTGTATCAAAGCATATAACTATTTACAAACCCTAAAATCAAAGTAATATGAAATTCATTATCATACCAAAAGAAGTATAAGATTCCGTATCTGAAGAAAAGAGACGTGAATTAGGAATAGGAAGCCCAAGAGCGAGTGTAGATGGTTCTAAAGTTATTTTGCACATAGAACATTATGACCATCTATTCAAGTCTTTAGATATGCAGGCTGATGACGAACCTCAATACCCGTATCCGGTATATGACAGCTCTTCTTCTGAGTTTGAATCTATTCTTTCATCTAAAGAATGGGTGTCCGATGTTAATAACGAACATCTTTAATCTTGTTATGGTTGGGACAATTGCTATATTTGTAAAAAGTTGAATAATTAAAGCGTGTGGTAGCGTTATCTACCATATAATCATCATGTTTCAGATAATAATCGGATGCGTTTTGGCTAATATCCTTACGATAGCAATCATCGGTTTATCCCTGTATTTAGTGTATCGTAAAAACGAAGACCGTTTAAAGGCTTTGGATTCTAAGATTGATCAGAAGGTTGAGGACGTAAAAAACAAGGTTGGCGCGGTGATGGATATCGTAGACCAGATCAAGAAATTGTTGGACAAAATCAATAAAAAATAAAAAATGGCAGAAGTAGGTTATAACAGTAAATTCGAAGGTCTGGAGGTTGATTCCAGACTTGAGAATGTGGTGCAGGCCGCTCCTGGGACGGGCTCGGAGTCGGGCAAAGGAGGCCTTATCCCGGCTCCCCCTGCCGGAAGTCAAGACGGTAGCAAGACTCTTCTTAGTAATATGACATGGGGAGATCATGTAACAAAACAGTACATAGATGATGCTGTTTCGGCGGCAGGGTGGAAGAAACAGATTGTTAGCAAACTTCCTACTGTTGAAGAAGCGAAGGATAATGTCATGTATCTTGTAAAAGACGATGTGGCATCTACAGAAACTAAAAACGTGTATAACGAATATATTTTGGTTACTGAAGACGGTGGAACTAAGGTACTTGAATCGCTTGGTATGGTAAGTACAGGAGTAGATTCGAATTATCTTGATCTATCTATGTTTTCAGGTGATTCAGGAACACTTGATGAAGCTTCGTTTGGGAAGGTCCTGGATGCTTACAATAATAAAATTACGTTAGGAAAGTTAGGTCGTAATTATTATTCTTTGGATTATTTTTTAGATGGTAGGGATTTTGGAGGTGTTTTTGAATTAAAGATTGTACTTGTTTCATTTTCAGATACCAATACTGGAGAAGGCGTATCTGAATCTGATATAGAGATTCAGGTAGGAACATATACTGTTACTCAAGATAAGACATATAAGGTTATGAATAATATGGTTACGTTGTCTAATATCATATTGTCTTATTTGAAGTTTATGGCTACGACTCCTAAGGTTGTTACAACATTGGCAAATTTACCAAAAGGTGCTCATAATATCATAGCCAACGTCGCTTCTGCTACGAATCTGTCTATGACCGTATCTTCTGAGTATGTTGGGAGGGAATGGCAGGTGCGGGTCAACAACACCACCGGCACAGACATCACGCAGCCGCTTCCTACTTCTGGCCAGTTCCAGAGCATGTCAGGTGACAGTGTTACGATACCGGCCAATAGTTTTATAGAATTAAGTATCTGGTATATCAATGATAAGTTGGTTATCAGAGTGGGTGAACAAGCTTAATAGAAAGGATAGAGTATGCTTTATGTAAATAAAAACGTAAAAGGTTTTTACTGGGAAGGATACGAGTTGGACTCCTCTTCTTACGAAGTAGGGTATTCTTACCAAGATTTCTTAGATGGTAAATGGGTTCAACTTGACTCCGATCAAGAAAAATTCCATCAAGACAATCCTGATGCGAGTGTGAAAGAAGTTATTGCCATGCAGCTTGACCCGGAACCTCCTGGACCAACTGAAGAGGAGTTGCTTGCCAAGGCTAAAGACAGGAAGGTTTCTGAAGCCAGAGAATATGCTTATTCTGATGCTGTTCGTTCTTATAGTCTGGATGGTAAACAGATATGGTATAACAGTGGCATGAGGCAGAGGGTTAAAGACGATATTGATGTAGCAAAAGGAAGTGGGATATATACTGTATCTGTAGCAGATTCAGAATACGAACTTGACATAGCTAATACGGCAATGAATGAAATGCACGTATATGAATCTGAGTGCAACGATCGTACTGCTGCCATAGAAAAGGAAATAGCTTCTAAAACCAACAGGAGTGAAGTTGAGTCTATGAAAGTAGATGAAGGCTATCCTGAGAAGTTGGTAAGGACAAAGGATCAGATCATAGAAAAAAATAAGATCCTTGAAGCCAATGATCCGGAGAAGGCTACAGCCATGTACATGAGGGCGATGATCAACACGCCGGCTATGTTGGAAAACACTGACCAGAATCTTGCTCTTAAGATAAAGGGATTGTACCCTATCTGGGATAAGGATGGAGTTTACGGAGACAAAGGTCTTCCTATGGGTACGGCTGTTGTAAAAGGGCAGCGTTTCCGTAGCAAAAACAAACCTTCGGATTTGGATTGGACTCTGTTTGAAGTAAGGCAAAATCACAATCTACAAGCCGACTGGGTTCCTGGTCAGGGAGGTGGAGCTGAAAGCCTGTATATGGTTGTTCAGGAAAAGCATTCAGGTACGATAGACGATCCTATTCCTTGGGTATATAATTCTATTTTAGAGAATGGAAAGTATTACATTGACAAAGAAATTAAGTATCTTTGCATAAGAGATTCAGGCATCCCTTTGGCTTACGAGAATCTTTCTGATCTTGTATCAGCAGGATACGTGAGGGTTGTTTAGGTCGTGATTTGTTGTTAATGTTATGGATAACCCCTGTATATTTATTTATGCAGGGGTTTTTCTTTAATCCCGACTCTACTTATTTTTCATATCGGTAAGGTTCTAATTATCTTTGTGAAAAAGGTTAAGTTATGGAAAGAAAAGATATTATAAAAGAATTGAGTCAGTATTTTAGTATTGTTGAATTAGTTGGTCCTAAAGAATACGGTAGAGACAAAGATCTTTGCTGGAGGTATTTAAGAACTGAGTTGCTTCACACGATACTGGTTTTAAGGAAAGACATCTTGAAAACTCCGATGACGGTTAATACCTGGAAGTCGGGTGGAAGGTTTGATGAGCGTGGTTTTAGGAACAATATCTCGGATATAGTAAAATCCAAGACCGTATCAGGGTCTTTGTATATCAGTCCTCATATGCTTGGGGCAGCCATCGATTTTGATGCCAAGGGTATGACGGCAGAAGAGGCAAGGAATAAAATAATTCAGTCGCAGGATTTACTTCCTTGTCCCATTAGATTAGAATCAGGTACCAATTGGGTCCATATTGACGTATATGACTCTCTTGGAAGTAGCAAGAAAGTAACTATGTTCTAATATGGCTTACAGATTTGTAGGAAGGATGAATTTAGAAAGTTTCTTGGCTTTTCTCATTTCCGGATTATCAGCATTGTGGATGAATTTCCAGGAGATTCACCACCTTATATATTCTATATTGTTTATATTAGCTATAAATCTTTTGTTAGCTACTATAAAAAGTATCAAACACTGCTATATCCGAAGAAAGAGAAAGAGGCCTTTTAAGATATTGACATGCATAAGCGAAATTGGAGTTTTGAAAATCCTTCTTGAGTTCGCGGCCTGCTCTTTCGGGCTGTTTACCATATCCGGAATGGATCTTATTATGTCTATGGGAGGGCATAAATCCCCAGAGTTTATAGACATGCTTCTTCAGTGGATTACGATATTCGCCTTAATATTATACGGTGGAATGGCATTCAAACGCCTCGGTGACCTTGCACCTGATTTGATGATAGTAAAAGGTGTTAAGTATTTCTTTAGCAAAGTAAGTTGGTGGCAAAAAGTTCCATTCGGAGAAGAGCTTAAAGAAGGTATTAACAACGGTGATATACAAGAGCTTTTAGACGAAGATAAGGAGGGTAAAAGATGTGTTTGCAAAAAATGAGAGCCAGGAATGTGTTAGGAGTTCTTCTACTGTGTTTTATATCTTTCTTGTTTGGTAAAACATGCAAGAAACAAGAAATAATACACGATATAGAAATAGATACTGTAATAGATACCATTATCCAACCTGTTCCTGTTCCTCAGTATATAGTTGACGTAGGGGAGGTAGAAATACCTTTCCCTATGGATGCTATAGTTGAAAAAGATACGATAAAAGACACTGTTTATATCAATATTCCTATACAAAGAAAAACATACAACACAGATGATTATCGGGCTGTTATAAGCGGATACAGACCTAATTTGGACACGATGATCATCTACCACAAAAAAGAAATAATATACGAAAAGAGCCGGCGCTGGGGCATAGGACTGACGGCAGGGTATGGGGTTGGGCGCGAGGGCTTCTCCCCCTACTTAGGCGCTGGAATCTATTATCGGATATGGTAATAATCACGTCCTATTTTATTTAATACACAACATTTTAAACTTTTATCACCCCATTTACTTATCTTTGTGGAAAAAGGTGAGTTATGAATTATATCGATATTTTACCACAGATAAGAAATAACATTTTCTATGTCAGGATAGTAATGACCGACTACGATGTGGAAAAACAGATGGTTATTAGAATAGTAGCCAGAAGAAATGATGGCCTGTACAAGACGGAAGTAGTACAGTATCCAAATGAAGGAACTGATTATAATGGGGAAATTATTGTTCCTATGTTTGGTATGGCTAAGTCGTTGGTGGCCCAAATAGTAGGAGTCAAGATAAATGGTACCGAGGTACGTGTTAATAGCACTGAGGTAGAGGGAGCTGATATAACAGCCAGATACGATGATTCCCTTACCAGAATGGGATGGGAGGAGAGTATGAACAACATCCATCTTGATTTTGAGGTTATAAGCACCAACAACCCCAAAACGCTTCGCATAGCCGATCAGTCGGAATGGGGGATACTTGCAGACAGACCGGCTATTATAGAGATCGTACCACCTGAAGATGAAAATAAGTATGTTTATTATCTTGGTAAGAATCAGTTGAATGTATTCAACAGTAAGACCCTTGGCATAAATCCAGGTCGCGGAAATGATTTTGAAAACCTGAAAGATGGTATATACGATATTACCATAAAAGGCAGTCCTTCCTCTTATTCATTTAATAGAAAGTATTTAAAAACAGATCTGATCCGTCTTAACATAGACAAGATATGGGCCAGGTCAACTGTGTTATGCGATCATGAGGATGATGACGTTATTGACAAAATAAAAGAAATAGAGTTTCTGCTGGCTGCGGCTGAAGCCAATATGAGATTAGGGAATTTTGAAAACGTAAAACAATTATACGAAAAGGCATCTAAATTGATTTATGTTCTCAATAATTGTGAGAATTGTGGTTGCAAAATATAATTAATTAAATATAAATAAGTTATGGGATGTGGATGTGGAAGAAGTAATATTACTTCTGTTAATAAAAATAGGGCTATAAAGCCTCAGTCAAATACGACACCTAAAGCTGATTCTAATGCGGCTTGTATTCAGAAATATGATGAACTTGCTGTTTTGGATAAGAAGATTATAGATCTTCATCGTAAGTTCAGATTTGTAGGAGGTGTAAGTAAAAGGTATGCTGATATTCAAAAGCTGGTAAGAGGCTGGATTGTTAATTTGAAGAACGAGTGCCCGGATCCGGATGATCTTGCTACTTATTCTGAATACATAAATAAAGAATACGCCAGGTATTTTACCGTGAAGTGATATGGCAGCTACCGGAAGTACACAGCAAATTCTTTTCCCTTCATCTTACTTATGTGAGTGTGCTGATCGTTTTATAGCATGTAAGGCTGATCAGTATCTACAATATCATAAGTATAAGGTAGGTATTAAGCCTGATATGGATATGGTTCTTAAAATAGATCGTATGAGAAGAATCGTATGTGAAGGGGAATGCGGGTTGTGCCCGGACGAGATTCAGAAATTTAAAGAAGAACTTAATAAGATCTTGTCATGAAAAAGATGTATTACAACAAGGAATACAGAAAAGCTTTCAAGAAATCGGACTGTCCGGAAGATCTTGGTTCTGAAGAAACGTTTATCGTTCATGAGGCTGAATTTTGTTCGGATATAAGCCAAGATGATGCAGATAGGAAAGCGGAAGAGCTTGCGGAGAAAGAAGGTCCGTTGTATGCTAATAAAGTAGGTGGCTGTTGCGAGGTATATTATAACACAAGACAGGAAGGAGATTTCTTTAAAAATGATTGTCCTGATGGTCAAAAACAAGAACAACCCACACATCACGTGGTAGAGGCCGGGCGTGTATGGTCTAAGTTCAGTACCGAAATAGCCAACTACGAAGCTGCGAAGATTCTTGAGCAAGAAGGGCAGGCTGCCGCTAACGAATCTGGAGTATGTAAAACCGTTTATTACAACGAAGATCAACATGGTTGGTTTAGTAAACGTTGTAAGGAAGGATGGAAGGCTCCTGAGAAATACAGGAGGATATACGCTGGTACCGTAACGTCTTTCATTAGCGTTGATGATGCCAATGAAAAGGCTAAGAAGATACTGGAAGAAGAGGGCATGAAATGGGTTAATGAAAATACCAAATGCGAGCCTGTTGTTGATGAATGCAAATTTGATTTTTGAAAATGAGCAACGTAAAATTTAATCCGACAGAAGGTGAGAATGATAAACTGGTGTCGGTGTTTTCTGAAATAAATGAAGGTCTTGATACGACTTTGAATTACACTATTTCCGATGAAGGGAATAAGGCTAAGAAGAACATCGTCGTTAATCAAGTTGGTAAAAGGGAAAAGTTTTTATCGAAGAAAGGGGAGGAATCTGAGCCTTTTGTTTTGTCTGATGGTAATACTTTCAACGTTCTTAAAGAAGGTGCTTCAGGATCGGCATCCGCTTGGGCTGAGGATCAGCTTCCTCCAGAAGCCACAGAATCAGTTGGCGACAAAAGCCTTCTCCCTTCTTGGGATTTTTATCTTATAGACATGACTCAAAATACCGGAGACAAAGTGCGTCCGGTAGGAAAGCTTCGTAAGAATAATCTCCTTAGATTTGAAAACGGAGATTTTGCTCCTACGGTAGGTATAACCGAGGAAATGAGAGCCGAATGCGATGTGGAACTGTATTTGGATAACGGTCATAAAAATAAGTATTGTGATGCCGGAGCATTTGACGCTAAGGCTTTTTACGAAGAGTATGGTATTGGTCAAAAACTTTATAATGTATCAGGATCAGAGGTAAGGATTTTAAGACCTTGGGAGACTACTTCAAAGAATTATAGCATATTCTTAGGATGTAGCAAGAGTCTGTATGTAGTTGATAAGGTAGTTGGTAAAAGTGGGAAAATATGGTCTGGTGTGTACGACGCAGACACGGTTCCTATGCTGGACGGACTTGACCTGCGCCAGACGTGCCCTGTGCTGCCTCCCACAGCCTTATCTCCTGGACCGGTATGTACAGTAGACTCTAAGGCAAGATCTTTCTTTTTCTTGTATGAAGGAGAAACAAATTGTAAATCTGGAGCCGGAGTTGGGAACGCATGTACAATGTTTCTAAATGGAAGAACTTATCCGAGATGCAATGATGTAAATCAAATCAATATAGCTAAGTATTCGAGGGCTAATAACGTAGATACTGAATCTTCTTATCCTTTTTCAGAAGGTGGGTTTTTGACCTTGAATGCGTATATCATATACCTTGAAATGTTGTACGGTACTAAATACTTAGTCAATCCAGACACTTTCGGCTCAGGAATATCAAGTAATAACGGAATAGGTAATGATGTCAATTATCGCAAATATGGAGGAGTGAAATACCGTAAAAAAGGAGAAGAGTCGTGGCTGTATGGAGCATGGGATACAAATGCTTCTATTATCCATTATGAACCTACTAAAACAACTCATTTTTCCAACCTCATAAATTCAGAGTATCCTAAAGAACAGTGCATGGAAAGCCAGATGGCGGCTTCTTTTGCATTTGAGACAGGAGTAGAGGAAGGATTAGAGTTTGATTTTTATGGAGGAAAATACTGGTATAAGAACGTCCAGGGAGCCAAGAGTATGGCTGAAGGTCATATGAATGTTATTGTGTTTAAGGAAATGACCGGCACTATATCGGCCTTAGACGAAAATGACGAACCAGCAGAATTTGATTTGGAAGTTATTTTAAGGATGTCTTTATTCGATGGTATGAATTTGTCTGGAGACGTCTTTAGGTATTGCGGAGGAGGATACGAACAGGTAGGAACTTGTTTAAATGATCCTAATGTTACTCGAATAGGTAATACTATTGATATTTATATAGAGCCAGATCAAAAGAAATGGACATATGAGAAAAGGTTTACTATAAATAATGGTGAGGTTTTTAATTTTGAATCTAAATATAAAAAGATAGCAACTACCCAAAATTTAGGAGATAGTTATGCTTTACACCGTATCCCTTATACCGGATGGAGGGATAAAAAAGGGGGAAGTGTCGGAACAGGAGAATGTCTTTACACATGGGACAATTGCTACTGGGCTTCATCTGTCGGTATAAAGTCCAGAGTGGCTGCTCGTTTTGGCGGTAATGCGCTCAACGGTTTGTGCTCGCCTCGTGCTCTGATTGCGAATACCGCTGTCCATAATTCGCTTCGCTACTATTGCGGCCTTGCCCAACTGTTGTTAGACGTCAGTCAACCGCAGGTTTGATGGGTGCAACCCATTGATGGCGCAGCCTTATATACTATACTATGGCGCCGCCTTATTTTATTAGAATAATATTTAGTATATAATCACCTAATAACATAGAATACATTGATTGACTTCTCATTGTGATGGTGTGAATGAAAATTGTTATCTTGCACCAAAAAAAAGAAAGTCATGAATTGTAACACTTGTAAAGATGACAGACCTGATATTCTGAGATCTAATATCTGTATCGGGTCTGATCCATGTAATGACTGTACGGACAATTGCGAAATTCTTCCAAAAGAATGCGATTGCCCGTATGGCCATTTAAGCGATCATTGCATTCATTATACAGGATGCAAGACATTCATATCCAAATTAACTCCAGGTATGCCTTATAATGAGGTTATGCATAATATAGAACTGGTTTTTGAAAACATAGATAAGTTTTTGGATAGGATGGTTGAAGAAAATACGCTTTTAAAACAAAGGGTTGAAAAACTTGAAAAACAGTTACAAAATGGAAAAGAGTGCACAAATTGGTAAGGACTTAAGTGGTAAACACGTATATGTTCCACATGTGGACGAGACGCCGGTACCATGCCCGGACGGATACACCTGCACGAACTGCGTGTACTGCGCTGACGGCATCAACGCTGGCTACTTCAGTCTGGCTCAGAAATCTGATCTTACGGCTTTAATCAATGCAATGATATGCCGTATGGAATATCAAGATAGGGAAATAGAATTTTTAAAACAAAAAATAAATATTTTGAGTAACAATGGCAATAACAGGTAAAGGTTGTTCTGGCAGTCATGGTGGGTGCGAACGCCCGCATCATTGCAATATTCCTTCTTCTAACATATTCTATGATGGAGAAACTATAGAAGAAGCTGGTTTGTATCATGGTATGCCTTTAGACAGGGCTTTGGCTAATTTAGCCAAATACGTTTCAAGGGGTATTAACGTAAGTGGATCTGTCAATACAGAAGTGTTTGACGGTACTTCTCATGTGGTTCTAAAGAAAGATCCGGCAGAGATTTTGCTTGTGTCTTATTGCGGAGGTGTCGTGCCTTCTGATATGTATAAAGTCCAGGGCCGTACTGTTAGGTTCTGCCGGGATATGTGTCAACAAGATGAATTTGCTGAAGTGAGGGTCGTGTACCGAGAAGAGGCAAATAGTTCTTATGGGTTCCATTGTTAATTTAGGAGGATGAGAAATGGCAGAAAAATGCAAAGGATTTATATGTGGGGGTAATCTCGTTGATGGCTCTGTGCCTTCTGATAAGTTAGATAAAGAAACCATTATCGAGCTTATTAAAGAGATTCTGAAAGAGGAAATGCACGAATCTTGGCTTAAGGAAATAATAGAAACCATACTTAAGGAATCCATTGATTCGGATTGGCTTCGTGAGTTCTTTAAAGAGGTTCTTAAAAAATATGCTAAAGAGGAATGGTTTAAAGATATTATCTGCGGCTTAGGATGTGTAGGTGTACAAGAGATATTCGACGTTATTCCTACTGACATAACATTTGAAGCTACAGGAGGTACGGCTACGGTTCAGGTGGTTGTCGATGATGGAGTTGAATGGGAGTTGACACTTTAAATTAGGGAGGATAATTATGTCGAGAGAGAAAATATATAAGATGGATGATGGTTCTTGGCTTACCTCGGACAAGAAGGAAGGTGTCGGTCGTGATAAAATGAATTTCGATGCTCCATCTTGGAAAGGAAGGGAAGATAGGATCACTATCCGAATTGTGAAGAAATCCGATACTGAAAGTATGAAAGCTATTACTTTCAGGCAAAAAGGCATTAATATCACAGAAGTCTCGGTTAGCAGGCTGGAGG